TTGTAGCTGGAACAGAAGAAGGTAACGGGTTCTACGGAAAAATGGTTCCAAAGCTCTTCATTCACAATGAATACAATACTGCAATCGTTGAGAATATTTTGAAGCGGCAAAAGTCTGTTTTAAAACAAATTAAAAAAGAGATGGAGACTTTTAAACGCAGTACAATTGACCCAAGAGCATTTGTAATTCTTGATGACTGTTTGTATGACGGAACATGGACTCGCGATAAAATGATGCGTCTTCTTTTCATGAACGGGAGACATTGGAAGATTATGCTTATTATTACTATGCAATATCCGCTTGGTATTCCTCCAACACTACGAACTAACATTGATTATGTGTTTATTCTGAGAGAACCATATATTGCGAATAGAAAGCGTATTTATGAGAATTATGCCGGTATGTTTCCAACCTTTGAGTCTTTTTGTCAAGTCATGGACCAATGCACAGAAAATTATGAGTGCTTAGTAATAAATAACAACGCAAAATCTAATAGATTGCATGAACAAGTGTTTTGGTACAAGGCCGACTCGCACAATGATTTCAAATTGGGTTCAAAAGAGTTTTGGGAACTCAGTAAAGATATTAACTCGGATGAAGAAGATGAGAAATATGATCCAAATAATGCCAAGAAGCGAGGTCAAGGCCCAAAAATTAGCGTTAAAAAGACAAAGTGGTAAATATAAACACGCTCAATTTTTTATATAAATAATATATAAAACATGTTGAGTACACTTACAATTGGTATAAGTTTTTTTATATTTTTATTAATATTGATATATGCTTCAACATTCTATAAAAAAAATTCATTATTAGATAGATTTGTAACAAGAATGCCAATAGCAAGTCAATTTATTTTAGCAATGGGAATATACATTACCTATTTGCTTTTTAAATCAAATTATCAAGACAGTATAATAAAAGATACTATTCAATCTATTAAAGATACTTACATCCAAACATTGGATGTTTTAGAAAAATATAAAGATACGTGCCCAAATTTAATAAATTCCTTTTTTTTCCCTTGGCAAAAAGACGATCCTGATACGATGCATTACGTTGCAGAGCTCGCAGAACATAGTAAAGATGCTGAACTTGATTCATTAATAGTCTCTAATTATATATTTCAAATTGTTGGTCTTTATATTCAAAGTTCAAGTATGACATCAGTGAGTGATTCTAGATTCTTAATATTTTTTTCTTGTTTTTTTAGGTCTAAATTACTAAAAAATAAATGGGAAAAATTTAAAATAAATTTTGGAGCAAGAACTGTCTTATTATGCGATAAACTCTTTGAAATAAATGAAAAATATAACTTTAAAAGTGGTCAAGAGTTGAAAAATTATTTTGAAAATTATATAACTACAGATGAATTTAAAAAAATTATGAATACAGAAGACAAAACAAACGTTACACAAAGAAATTCACAGCTTATACAATAAATATTATAGTGTTCTAGTTTATTAGATTTACATTCAAACACACAATTTTGAATGCAAAATATGTATAATGTTAAATTGATAAATTATCTTATATTATATTATGGAAAAACCCTCAATAACTCAAGACATGATAAATGCTGATGTAAAAAATAAATTAAAAGAATTAGAAGAGCAAGTTCCCAAGAATGAACAGGAAACGCGCGTACTATTAAACCAATTTGACCCAAATAGTTTAGCAAAATTGCCTGCTGGGAAAAAATCTATTAGGGATGTAATTGTTAAAATTATAGACGCGTATAGCGACAAAGTTACTACCAAAGAACAAAAAATGATTATTTCAAAGTTGGACGACGTGCGTAATGCGTTAAATGATGCAATTAAAAAAACTGGTTTTACTGGGTTAAAAAATAGCATGGCAAGAACATACAACAGAATGACAGGAAGAAGCAGTGGAGGAAAAAGAAAAAGAACAAGAAGGCGAAAGGGTGGTCAAGAAAGAAACCCTCTTGCTTTGCAATTTCCAAATGAGGATGAGGAAGTGCCATTTGCTGGGGAAGCTCTAGGTCTTCCAGTAATGCGCAATTTAAAAAATTTATCAGAATTAACAGAATCGGAAAAAATAACAGCAAGAGAAGAAGCCACTGCTCAAAGAGCAAATAGTCTGGCGTATCGTCTTGATAATATAGCTCATCGGATTGAATATGGTATGAGACACACTGGTTGCTCGCCTTCAAGACCAGATAAATGTATTTTAAAATTAATCTATCGGCTATTGTTTCTTGCTGTAGGGTTACCATTGGGTTTGGTTTGGTCAGTTGGTATGTTTGTTTATTGTGGGTTAAGAGTAGCTTATCCATTTTTATTGCCAGTTCGGTTATTAATACTACTGCTTATGAGGTTATTTAATTTATCTTCCACAGGATATTTTAAATTTGATAGTGATTTTGCAGGCGACGATTCTTTAATGCAAATATTTGCGCCAATGCCAGAAGACAATACAGTAAATTTGGAGCCAATGACAAACTTACAATTTAACCCACCTGTAAACAGCGTCGTCCTATCTGTAAACAGAGACGGCACAACTGCAAACAGCAACGACCCCAGACCACGCGTAATTGAAACAGCCGAGGCTGATTACCCGCTGGCTAAGGCTGAGTATGCCCCTGAAAATGGAGGAGGCAAAAAGAGGAAATCAAGAAAAACCAGAAAAAAAAAATCTAAATCCAAAAAGTCTCGTTCAAAAAAATAAACAAATCGTTATATTAATTGCAATAATATAATGATTAATAATTTATAGCAATGGTTTAATCGCTCTTATCCTTGACGGCAAAAGGTCCGCTTAGAAGCTCGCTTTGCCCATTGTCAGTCTTACCAACAATAATATTCTCACCCTCAAACAACTCGGCACGAATGTCAGCAGCTGAAATAGTCTCTTGGTCCTTCAATGAGCGTTCTTGAGTGTTGGCATTATTCACGCCAATAAGATTACCCTCCTCATCAATAGTTTGTGTAAGAGTGGCACCGGTCTTCTCAGCTAACTTAATGTTTTCCTCAATGGCCTTCTTCTTAGTCTCCTTGACACGCTGGTCAAATGCCGACTTGGCAAAATTCTCGTTCTTGTTCTTCTCGTGCATCAATTGATTCAATTCCTCCTCCATATACTCCACTCGGCCAGTCTTGTAAGCCTCAGGATCCCAAGGCATCCACAAACCAATGGGACCAACAAAAACATCGTGATTGGGATCCAACTCTCTCAACATCTTGCAACGCAACTCGGCCTCCTCCATAGTAGGATAAGCACCACGAACTTTAATTCCGCGAGTAGAAGTTTGGAAACTGTTCTTAGTATTAAATGCATTCTCAAGGTCCTCCTCGTTCTGGTCTAAGAAGGTCTTATAATCGGCCTCCATTCCGCCATCCACAAACCCCGCCTGCTCTTCAGTCAAAAACTCCTTAAAATCCTTTGAAATGTCATCAAATGTTAACTTGTATTTATAACTAATAAAATTTAAAAATTGAACAAACTTCTCCATACTCTTTGAAAACTCCCACTTCTTTAGGAATTCCTCAAAAAAGAACAACTCCTTTTGCTTAATAATTTTTTCAGGAGAAATGAAAGAAATGCAGACAAACTTTTGTCCAGCAATAGGCTTGTCTTCATCCAAAACATCAACATATTTAGGATTTATTTCTCCAGTTTTAGTGGTTTTCTTTTCAAACCCTGAACTTTCGTCTTCCAAACCTTCGGGCTTTTTTACCTTTGAATGAACTACCATTTTATAATTTAGACATATATTGATTTTAAGTTTTTTTATCGCACAATATATTTTTTTCTTTTTATTTAATATAGATGTTTGATATTGCCGAGCTTGTCAAAAGAGTCATCAAATACTTAGTGGAAGGTTTGATGGTCGCTATTGCCGCATACGCTATCCCTAAACGCTCCTTAAATATTGAGGAGATTGTTTTGCTTGCGTTAACTGCTGCTGCCACATTTAGCATTTTGGACACATATGTTCCCAGCATTGCTGTCACCACTCGTTCTGGTGCTGGCTTTGGCATTGGTGCTAATCTTGTTGGTTTCCCTGGTGGGCTTTAAATAACACACAAACTAACAACTAAATAATACGATAATTAAATTTTATCATATTATTATATACTTG